ATCTTACCTCATATAATATTTGTTCTATATTTCTAACAATACTGGGAATCTTAAAACTATCACTCTGTCTTTGAATACTAATTTTTGATTCAATATGAATTTTATCTGTACTCAAATTTCGTAATAACCATTGATAAAGGCTCGGATTATTAAAACTGCTGTAGTTAATAAAACTAATATCAATGTTAAGTTTTTCCAGATCTATAAGATTCCAATTTGGCATTATCTTCAAATATTTCACATTTCCCTTCACCTTAAGTAGCTCATTTCTGGTTCTAAAAATGTTACACTCGTCGTCAGGCTGTGTTGATAATTTAACTTGTAATATCAATTTTCTATGTAATTCTGAATTATTATAAATTTCATAATAATGTTTATATTGTCCAAATAATTTTCTAATCATTTTCTTTTTCCTTTTTCCAGAACGCATATCATTAATAATTATTGTATGATTATCAATTTTATCCATACTAACCCATTCTGTAAAAGAATTTATAACGTGATTTGTAGGTTTTGTTCCATTTAGATATACGGACAATTTATTTCCGATGCAACCATATAATGACCATGACTTTCCACCAATATTAACTATCTCTTCCACGATCTCATCCATAATATAATATTTTATAGACCGCTGATTAGCAATAACTCTGTTCCAAATTAATTTTTTACACAATTCCAAAACAAGTCTATTATTACCCACTCTTTTAACATAATCACAGCAGTTCTTGACTAAGCTTAATATTTCTTGTTGCTCACTTGACTGTTTTTCTCTGATAGGATTTATTTCCAGAAAAGTTACTACCATTCTATTTCCATAACCTGTCATAATGCCATTCTCATAGACTTTTCGCAAATATTCATTAACTTTCCGAGATATAAAATATTTTTTCGGATTGATTAATAAATTACAAATCTTATAACACAGACTTAAGGCTATCGCTTCAGATAGATGTGTCACAACTATGTCATCATCATCACCTTGAGCGTTTATATTATAGCTTATGTTGGTAAAACCAAATTGTTTGCAGATACTGTTAACTACGTAAAATTCTCCCAGATTTACTAGAGTATCTATCAATGCTGTCCATTTCCAGCCACTTAATACACCATTGTTAATTTTGACCTTTCGGACCCCCATTATATCGA